CATGACCCGTCCGGCCAGACGAAGATCGTTGACTTGTACGCGCGGATCATGTCGAGCCAGTTCGGGCTGCCGCCGCACATGCTCGGCTACACCACCGACAACCCGGCGAGCGCGGACGCGATCCGCTCGACCGAGGCCAAGCTGGTCAAGCGCTCCGAGCGGCGGATCCGCCGGTTCGGGGCGGGCTGGCAGCAGGCCATGCGCCTTGCCCTTTGGGTGCGGGACGGTGTGCCCCCGGACAAGGCGCGCCGCATCGAGACGGTGTGGCGCAACCCGGCGACGCCGACGGTGGCCGCCCAGGCGGACGCCACGGTGAAGCTGGTGCAGGCGGGCATTCTGCCTGCGGAGTCGGATGTGGTCCTGGAGATGGCGGGCCTCACCGAGGGGCAGCGGCAGCGGGTGCGGGCGGATCGTGTCCGGGCCACGGGCCGGGCGTCGAGTTCGGCCCTGATGGACCGGCTGGAAGCCCTCGGCAGCGAGCCCGCCACCCCCGCTTCCGTCGACGTAGGGACCGGCGATGGCAACGGTCTCGGATGACGGCGCAGTACCCCGTCGGCAGCGTGCCGTGCAGCGAGGACTGACGCGTCTGCTGGTGCGGGACATGCAGAAACTCCGCGCTCTGATCGTCCCATCCAGGCTGCAACAGACGATCCCGGCCTGGATTGCGGCAATGGATGCCTTGATCCGCCAGTACGGCGAGACGTCCGCGTCCCTGGCGGCGGACTTCTTCGATGCGCAGCGGGACGCGGCGGGGGTGCCTGGTTCGTTCACGGTACCGCTGCCGGATGCGCCCCCGCCTGAGCAGGTGGAGGCGTCGCTGCGCTGGGCGTCGAAGGACGTGTGGCCGCGTGACGAGGCGCGCGCCACCCAGGTCCAGTTGCGGCCGGTGGACGAGCGGGTCGCCGCAGCGCAGGCGAAGGCCGAGGAGGTCGCCCAGAAGTTGGTGGCGGACCAGGGGCGGGAAACGGTGCGGCAAGCGGTCCGCGCGGACCGGCAGGCTGTTGGCTATGCCCGCGCTGCCGCCCTCGGGGCGTGCGCCTTCTGCCGTCTGATGGCGTCTCGCGGCATGGTTTACGCCTCGGCCGGAACGGCTGGGCAGGACGCCAACGATCGCTTCCTCGGGGACGGTACAGCGAAGTACCACAACTCGTGTTCGTGCTGCGTCGTTCCCGTTTTCCGTGGCCAGCGCTTCGAGTTGTCCGCGCATGCCGCGGAGTGGGACCGGCTGTACCGGGAGTACGCGGCTCCGTTCCCGGGTGATCAGCTGCGCCGGTTCCGGCAGGCGATTGCCGAGCACGGCTGACGGCCGTGCCTACTGACTGACCCATCGCATGGTCGCCCTGGTGGCGGCCTTTCTCATTTCCACAGCCCCTGGAGGGCCGTTTCGTCATGCCTGAAGAGATCGAGAACACCGAGCTGGCCGAGGTCGACGAGTCCACCGAGGTGGAGGAGGCCGACACCGGTACGGAGGGCGACTCGGAGGAGTCGGCTGACACCGCCCAGGAGGCGGAGAAGCCGAAGCCTGAGGAGCCGTTCGACCGGAAGCGCGCCGAAGCCAAGATCGCCAAGGCCAACTCGGAGGCCAGGAACCTCCGGGAACGGCTGAAGAAGCTGGAGCCAATTGCGGCGGAACTCCAGGCGATCAAGGACGCGGACAAGTCCGAAACCGAACGCCTGGCGGACAAGCTGGCCGCGGCGGAGGAGCGCATCGCTTCGACGCGTCAGCGGCTCGCAAAGAGCACCGTTCAGGCCCTCGCGGGTGCCGCGTTCGCGGATCCCGAGGACGCAGTCGGCGCGCTGGATCTCGACTCGTACATCGACTCTGACGGCGACATCGACGAGGCGGCCATCGAGGCCGACCTCCAGACGCTCTTGGAGCGCAAGCCGCACTGGGCAAAGCCCCAGCCCCAGGAGGGCCCGCGGCGCCCGGCACCGGACCGCACTCAAGCGTCCGGCGCCAACAAGACACGGACCCTCGACCCCGCTGAAGAGTTCGCGGGGTTCCTCCATAAGCAGCTGAAGTAGCTGTCGAAAGAAGGACTCATGGTGGCTACGGCCCCCCTCAAGCTGAGTGATATCAACGCATCACTCCTGCCGCGGACCCTCGCAGGTCCCATCTTCGAGAAGAGCGTCGAGCAGTCGGCGGTGATGGCGCTCGCGCGTCCGGCGCCGCTGGCGATCGACGCGACCACGTCTATCCCGATCCCGATGGACGTGCCGGTCGCCGACTGGGTCGGCCAGGCCAGCCGGAAGCCGCTGTCGAGCGGCGGCGTCAGCATCAAGCAGATGACGGCGAAGAAGGTCGCCGTCCTGATCCCTGTGGCCGAAGAGGTCGCGATGACCAACGCTGGCGGGCTGTACACCCAGCTCCAGCGTGACCTGCCGACCGCGTTCGCGAGGGCTTTCGACCACGCGGCGATCCACGGCCTGACCATGAAGGGTGCGGCCGGGCCGTTCGACGACTACCTCGCGGAGACCACCAACTCGGTGGCGCTCGGCACGGCAGACCAGGCCCATGGCGGCGTCTGGGCGGACTTCGTGAACGGCATGGGCCTGGTCATCAACGATGACTGGGACTACACCGGTACGGTCGCCGACCACCGCCTCAAGCCGCGGCTGCTGCTCGCGACGGACACCACGGGCCGGCCGATCCTGGTCGACACCACGGTGCCGGGGACGCAAATGGCGTCTGCGGGCACGCTGATCGGTGAGCCGCTGGCGTACTCGCGGTCGGTGTCGGGCAAGCAGCGGCGTCAGTCGACTTCGGCGGACACCGGGCTGCGTGCGATCGGCGGTGACTGGTCCCAGGCTGCTTACGGCGTGGGAATGGACATCACGGTACGTATCAGCAAGGAAGCGACATATGTGGACGAGGATGGCGGCGTCCACTCGGCGTTCCAGGAGAACCTCGTCCTCATTCTCGCGGAGGCCTACTACGGCTACGTGCAGGGCGACGCGCAGGCGTTCGTGAAGTACACCGGCACGGCTGGCTCCAGCTCGTGACGGCAGCGGGCGGTGGCCGTCCGATGCAGGTCGTCGCCCGGCTGCACGCTGCTCCGCCCCGGCACAACGCCGGGGCGGAGTGGATGGCCTGGAGCATGTTCCGGGCTCTGGTCGAGCGGGGGCATGAGGTCACGGTGTGGCTGTCCCGCTACGGCGAGGATCACGAACCGTATGAGCTGGACGGCGTGAAGGTCGTGCCGCTGGAGTCGAGACTGGACTTCGCGTCTGCGGTGCGCCGCGGAAGCGTCCTGGTGTCACACCTGGAGAACGTTCCGCCGACGGCGGCCCTGTCGCGAGGCTATGGGAAGCCGTTCGTGGCGATCTGCCACAACACGTTCCTGCCGACGTTCAGGGACATGGCGTCGGGTGGAACAGCCTTGGCGGTCTACAACTCACAGTGGATGGCGAAGGAAGCCGAGCTCCACTTCGTGGATCACCCCAAGTCGGTGCGGCCCGAGGCGTCGATCATTGTGCGGCCCCCGGTGTTCGCCAAGGAGTACGCGACGAAGCCCGGCGACCGCGTGACACTGATCAACACCAACCCCGACAAGGGCGGCCTGCTGTTCCACAAGCTGGCCAAGCGGATGCCGGACACCAAGTTCCTGGTCGTGAAGGGCTCCTACGGAGAGCAGACCGACTACTCGGATCTCCCGAACGTTGAGGAAGTCCAGCACGTGTCAGGGCACGAAATGCGCGAGGCGGTGTACGCGCGAACGCGTCTGCTGCTGATGCCGTCGTTCTACGAGTCGTGGGGACGTGCCGGTGTAGAGGCTCTCGCGTCTGGCATCCCGGTCCTGGCCCACCCCACACCCGGCCTATGCGAATCCCTCGGCGAGGGCGGGATCTTCATCGAACGCCAGGACCTCGACGGCTACGAGGCGGTCATCCGCAAGCTCAAGACGCCAGCCGAGTACCGGCTGGCGTCCAAGCGGGCGAAGGCCCGCAGCGCCGAGCTGGACCCGGCATCCGATCTGGCCGCCTGGTGTGAGGCTGTCGAATCCCTGTAGGAGGCGCTGTGTTCACTGCTCCTACGGCCGAGGATCTCGGCCTCTACCTGGGTCTCGAAGAGATCAGCGGGGAACGTGCGGACCTTCTGATCGCGCAGGCTGTTTCGCTGTGCCTGTCGGTGGTGAAGCCGTTGCCGGACGAGGCGACCGCGGTGGTCCTTTCGGTTGCGGCCCGCGCGTATGTGAATCCGCAGCAGGTGTCCTACGAGACGATCGGCCCGATGTCCGTGCAGCGCCCGTCCGGCTCGGGCGGCCTGTATCTGACGAAGGCGGACAAGGCGGCCCTCAAGGCGCTGGCTGGCCGTGGTGGTGCGTTCACCGTGGATCCGACCCCGGCCACGGCGGACCCGTCGCCGACGTGGCCGATCGACGCCACTCCGGGGCCAGGTCTCGAGTGCGAGCCGGGCTGGGGGTACATCTGATGTCTGCCCCGTACCCGTTCGGGGAGACCGTGCGGATCGTCCGTACCGGCACGTCGCCGGGCCGTGATCCCCGCGGTCAGCCGCTTCCCGGTGTGGACGAGTCGTTCGATCTGCACGGCTGTGTGGTGACCCCGCGGGCGGAGACGCCCGCGGTGGGCGGCGCGCAGCAGCAGGACCGGGACGCGGCGCTTTGCCGGCCACCCGTTGCGAACCACGGACGGCGCGGTCATCCGTGGGGTCCGGTGTGAGATCACCGGGGAGCCCGGCGACTGGGGTCGCAGCCCCTTCACCGGCCTCCGGGGTCCGCTGCAGTTCGCTGCGGACCGGGTCACGGGGTAGGGCGGGCCTGTTCGACGGCGGCCACGAGTTTCTCCGCGGCGTCGTTGGCGCTGCGGCGGATGGACAAGCTGTGCGGGTCGGACTGTGGCGGCCGGCCGCCGGACAGCAGGCCCTTCGATTCGGTGGCGGGTGTGCTGCCGGGCAGGACGAACTGCATGTAGCCGTGGAACAGGCGTGTGCCAGGCTTGAGCCTGGTGCCGGTCACCTCGGCGGCCCGGATGCGGAACTGCCGCTGCTGCTGGCCGACTTCCTTCTTCGTAATGGTGATCCATTCGCCGTCGAAGTTCACAGATCCCATGACGCCTTTGACGTCCATGCCGCCCCCAGGTGAGTCGAGGTGGTCATGATGCCCGCGAAGTTCAAGATGTCCAAGAAGGGCGTCGGACAGCTGCTGAAGTCCCGCATGATCCAGGCGGACATGCTGGCCCGGGCAGAGCGAATCGAGGCGGCCGCAGTGGGCCTCTCTCCGGCGGGCGGCGCGTCCGACCCCCACCCGGGGCACTACAAGGGGTCGTTCATCGTGACGACCACGGCCCGCGGGGGGCGCCGCAGAGACCGTGCGACGGCCACGGTCACGAACACCGCGTACTACGCCCGCTGGGTGGAGTACGGCACGGAGAAGGTCCCCGCGCATCACGTACTCCTGCGGGCTGCCGCTGCGGGTGGAGGGGCCTGATGGCCGCCGTCGGGTCGGTAGACGTGGAGCTGGACCTCATCGGCTGGCTGCAGGCGAAATTCGGCGGCGACGCGGTGGTCCGCGACGAGGTCGACAACAACCTCCTCAACGAACTGCCGACCGTGCAACTGCAGCGGCTCCCCGCCGGCGGCGACGACGGGTACCGCCTGGACCGCGCCCTGATCGACATCGACGTGTACGCGGCGACGCGCGGCGAAGCCATTGCGATGGCCTCTCTGATCCGGGGCTGGCTCCTCACCGAGCTGCGCGGATCCTCGACCAGCCGTGCCGTGTACGGGCTCATCAGATCCTCACCACCGCCCGCCATCCGCCCCTACGAAAATCTAGGGCTCCGACGTGTCGGGGCCACCTACGAGATCTACTGTCACCCGGTTTCCTGACCGGTTGGGCCCGCGCCGGACCCTATTCCTGACCCCGCCATGCGGGGTCTTTCCTGTTGGGAGACCTTTCATGGTCAACATCACGCGTGCTGCAGATCTGATGGAGGTCGGTGCCAACGGCGGCGGCTGGTGCGCCGACCTCGGTACGGCGTCCCCGGGCGATCCGGCGGTTCAGCCGGGGGTCCTGTGGTCGCCGATCGGCGCGATCAGCGACGACGGCCTGGTGCAGGGTTTCGACGAGGACTCCCAGACGTACACCCCGTGGGGGTTCACGTCTCCTGTCCGTACCACGATCACGAAGTCCCTGCGCACGTTCAAGATCACCGCGTGGGAGACGGGCCGCACCACCGTCCAGTCGCTCCAGTACCGCATCCCGGTCGCCGACCTGGCCCCGAGTGTCGGCGGGCTGACCGCGTTCGCTGAGACGGCGTCGCCGCAGCCGGACCGGCGTGCGTTCTGGTTCATCGTCGAGGACGGTGAGCTGCTGCGCGGATTCTTCTGCCCGGAGGCGGAGGTGTCGGACCGGTCCGACGTCACGCACAAGCAGGACGAAATGGCCGGCTTCGAGTGGACCATCACCTGCTACCCGGACGAGGCAGGCAACACCGTCTACCACGCGGACCGGGTACCGGAGACCGCCGAGTACACCGGTTCCTGACCCGCCCCCGAACTGGATGGGCGGGCTTTCTGCTGGCGCGGGCCCGGCCCGCCCATCCTGCAATTTTTCCCTTTGCCCGCGCCCTGATTGAGGAGGCCCGCGCCCATGGCTGCGAACGCCCGAACTGCCACCGCCCGAACCCGAACCGCCCGCACTGCCCGTGCTTCGGTGAAGCCCGCCCCGGTGGAGGACTTCACGGACGACGAGGTCGAGCCGCTTTCCGACGCCGAGGCCCAGGAGCTGGAGGCGACGGGACGGCATATCAGCGTGAGCCTCTGCGGGGAGCCCGTGCGCGTGGTGCCTGCCGGCGCCTGGCGGTCCTCCGCGCAGCGCAAGCTCCGCGTCGGCGACCTGGACGGGTTCATGACGTCGGTGCTGCACGAGGACGACTACGAGCTGTACGAGGAACTCGATCCCACCCAGGAGGAGTTCGTTCAGTTCGTCGCTGACGCCCAGGAGATCTCCGGGGAGTCGCGGGGAAAGCCTCGTGGGCCGCAGGGGTCGTCGAGGCGCACGCGACGGCGGTAGAGGCCGACCTGGCCGCCCGCTACCCGCGCGACGCCGATCAGATCGGCGCGTACTGGCGCGGGGAGATGACGCCCCGGCGTCTGGGGGTGCTCCTGCATCACCTTCCGCCGGAGTCGCACACGATGACTGCCCTGCGTAATGCGATGCCGGATGAGGAGATCGCGGCGCAGGCCGAGTCGGGTGAGCCGGAGAAGGGCCGCTGGTCGCAGTCCGAGCAGCTCATGGCCCTGATCGCCGACCGGGTCGCGCAGCTCGTCTATGTGACGGTCTGCGCGAACGTCGAGAAGAAATCGGACCGCCCGCCCGCTCCGGAGCCAATCCGCCGTCCGGGCGCGGCCCCTCGCAAACCCAAGCGCGCCCTGTCTGAACCGAATGCAACCCGGCTCTTCCAGTTGATCAACGGCGGCGCTGCCTGACGTGCGAGAGGAGACCCTCTCGTGGCGATCAGTGTTGGCTCCGTTGAGGTCGATGTCATCCCCAACACCCAGGGGATTCTGGCCCGGTTGCAGGCGGCTTTGGTGCCGCCTGCAACGCAGGTCGGCGACGAGGTCGGCGAGATCATCGGCAAGCGTATCGCCGCGAAGGTCGGCAGCGCTGTCCGTGACGGCATCAACGACGGGGCGCGGGCGGCGCGCCCGGCAGCTACCCGGCAGGGAGACGACACGGGCGGTGCTTTCGCCCGCGCGATGAAGGCCCGCCTGGAGGCGGCCTTCAAGTCCCTCCCGAAGATCAACATTGGGGCGGACACCTCCGAGGCGGATTCGGACCTGCAGGCGCTGCGGGCCCGCATGGAAACCCTTGCGGGCAAACGCATCGGTATCGAAATCGACGCCGCCGAAGCGCGGACCGAGATCTCCGACATCGAGGAGCAGCTCCGCCGCCTCGGAGCGTCGCACCCCAACGTCGCCGTCCGCGCCGACACAGCCGCGGCGATAGCCCAGCTCCAGGCGGTGCGCGAGGAAATCGACCGGGTCTCCGCGAACCCCGGGCACATCCGCCTGGAGACGGACGGCACCCTCGGACAGAGACTGCGGGCCGCGGTCGCCGAGGCCGAGGCGTCCCTCCCGAACATCAACATCGACGCCGACACCACACCCGCCCAGGCAGAGATCGCCTCCCTGCGCAGCCAGCTGACGGCCCTGCGGGATGTCCGGATCGGCATCGACATGGATGCGGGCGCCGCCCTGGCGCGCATCGAGGAGATCCAGGTCCGCCTCGCACGGCTGTCCGCGAGCAACGCGGATATCGCGGTACGGGTCGACGCAGGAGCTGCCTCCTCGCAGCTCCTCGCGGTGGGCGCACTGGCCAGCGCCCTGGACGCCAAGCGCGTCAACATCAACGTCAGCGCCGCTCAGGCGATGGCGGCGGTCTTCCAGCTGTCCGTGGCCATCGCAGGTCTCGCCGCGATCCCTGCCATCCCCATCCTCGCGGCGGGGATCGGATCGATCGCGGCCGCCGGTGTCGCCGCGGGCGCCGGTGTGGGCGCCCTCGCGGCGGTGGCGATTCCCGCGTTCAAGGGCATCGCCAGCACCTTGCAGGCGCAGAAGACCGCGCAGGACGCGGCGACCACGGCGTCCATCAAGGGCGGCCAGGCGGCCGGCCAGGGTGCGGCGAAAGCGCTGCAACTGGCCGGGGCGCAGCAGGCTTTGGCGTCGGCGGAGCGCAACGGCGCCCGGCAGATCGCCCAGGCCCAGCAGCAGGTTCAGCAGGCCAAGACGGCGGCTGCGGATGCGATCGTGCAGGCGGCCCAGCGCAACGCGCAGGCAGCCCGGCAGGTTCAGGACGCGGAGAAGGCTCTCGTCCAGTCGCAGAAGGACGCCAAGCAGGCGCAGCTCGACCTGACCGCGGCCCGCAAGCAGGCCGGGCAGGAGCTCGAGGACCTCGCGAACCGGTACGTCGACGCACAGCTGTCTCAGCGGGATGCGGCGCTCGGTGTTCAGGAGGCCCAGCAGCGGCTGGCGCAGGTCAATGCGGCGGGCTCGAAGGCGACTGTTCTGGAACGCCAGCAGGCGCAGCTCGCCTACGACCAGGCGTTGCAGCGGCTGCGCGAGCAGACCACCGACACGAAACGGCTGAAGGACCAGCAGGCCGAAGCCGCCAAGACCGGCGTCAAGGGCACCGACACCTACTAGCAGGCCCAGGACCAGCTCGCGAAAGCCCAGCAGAACGTCGCTGACAAGACTCAGGCCGTCGGCGACGCGCAGACGTCGGCTGCCCAGACGCAGGTGCAGTCGGCCCGGCAGATCGCGGACGCCCAGCAGCGGGTGTCTGAGGCGACGGCGAACGTCGCGGTCGCCCAGCAGTCCGCCGCTGATGCGGTGTCCAGTGCTCAGCGTCAGATAGCCTCCGCGTCGCAGTCTGCGGCCGGGGGCGTCGATCAGGCTGCCGTCGCGCAGGCCAAATATCAGGCTGAGCTGGCGAAACTCACCCCGGCCGCGCGGGGGACGTTCAACGCGTTCCTGTCGCTGAAGACGGCATTCTCCGACTGGTCGAAGGCGCTGCAGCCTGCGGTGATGCCACTCTTCACCCGGGCCCTGGTTGGCCTGAAGAACGCGCTGCCGGGGCTGACCCCGTTCGTACTCGCCGCGGCGAAAGCGATCGGCACGCTGCAGGACCGGGCGTCTGCCGGGTTCAAGTCCCCGTGGTGGAAGGGCTTCAAAAAGGATCTGGCGGGCTCTGTCGGGCCTGCGATCGTCGGGTTGGGCGTCTCCTTCGGACGCATCTTCAAAGGCATGGCCGGTGTGATCCAGGCCTTCCTGCCCCACATGAATTCGATCTCCGCGACCATGCAGCGGATCACCGGCCGGTTCGCGACCTGGGGCACCAGCCTCAAGGGCTCCCCGAAGTTCGAACGGTTCCTCGCCTACGCCGCCCAGCAGGGACCTGTGGTCGCACGGGCCATGGGCGACATCGGCGGTGGGCTCTTCGACGTCTCAAGGGCACTGTCCCCGCTGTCGGGTCCGGTGCTGCAGAGTCTGGGTGCGGTGGCGCGGGCCGTCGGGTCGATTGCCCGGGATCTGCCGTGGCTCCTCCAGCTGCTGTACCTGGCTTTCGTCGCGACGAAGCTGTGGACCCTCGCCATGGTCGCGTTCAACCTGGTGGCGGACGCCAACCCGATCACCCTGATCGTCCTCGCGATCGTCGCGCTCGTCGCCGCAGTGATCTACGCCTACAAGAACTTCGGCTGGTTCCGCGACCTGGTCAACACCGTCTGGGCGGCAATCCAGACGGCCGTGCTCTTCGCGTGGAACACGGTCCTCAAGCCCACGTTCGACGCGATCTGGGGTGCGCTTCAAACGATCGGCCGCTGGGCTACCTGGCTCTGGCAGACGGTCCTCAAGCCGGTGTTCTCGTTCATCTCCGAGGCGGCCAGGCTGCTGTTTACGGCACTCGTCGTGATCGCGATCCTGCCGATCATCCTTGCGGTCAAGCTCCTTGGGGCCCACGCGCAGTGGCTGTGGAACACCGCTTTCAAGCCCACGTTCAACGCGATCGCCGCCGGTGCGATGTGGCTGTGGAAGAACTACCTGTCGCCGATCTTCGGATGGATCGGGGACAAGGCAAAGTGGCTGTGGAATAACGCGGTCAAGCCCGCATTCGCACTCTTCAAGCAGGGCATGGTTCAGGTCGGCGACCAGGCAAAGGCGCTGTGGAAGAACGTCATCAGCCCCGTCTTCGGGTGGATCGGCGACCGGGCCAAATGGCTCTGGGCCAACGTCTTGAAACCGCAGTTCGCCCTCATCAAATCTGGGGTCGGGCTCGTCGGCGACGCCTTCAAAACGGTCGTCGGCGCCATCAAAACCCAGTGGGACAAACTGGAAGGAATCGCCAAAAAGCCCGTCGCGTTCATCGTCAACACCGTCTACAGCAAGGGCCTCAGGCCCACCTGGAACAACGTGGCCAAAGCGTTCGGGGCACCCCAGCTCCCGGCCGCGAAAGGCTTTGCCCAGGGCGGTGTCCTCCCCGGCTACACCCCGGGTAGGGACGTCCACCGGTTCACGTCCCCGACGGGCGGCGGCCTCGACCTGTCCGGCGGCGAGGCCATCATGCGCCCCGAGTTCACCCGCGGCGTGGGCTCCGGCTTCGTCTCCTACTTCAACGGGCTCGCCAAGTCGTCGGGCGCCAGCGGAGTTCGTGCTGCCCTGGCCCCGGTGCTGGGCGGGAACCCGAACACCCCCACCGACCGCAGCCTCGCCTACAAGGACGGCGGGATCTTCGGGTGGATCGGCAAGGGCGCCTCCGCGGTGGCCGGCGCCGGGTCGGCTGCCTGGAACGGCATCAAGGACGGTGCGTCCTGGCTGACCGACACCCTGGAAGGGTCCGCGCGCGCAGGGGTCAAGGCTGCTGTGAGCCCGCTGCTCGCGGGTTTCCCGGGCATGGACACGGGGTTCGGGCAGATGCTCCGCAAGGTCCCCGACCACATGATCGACGCCCTGTTCGGCTACTCGAAGGACGCCGACACGAAGGGCGCGGGCGGCATCGGCGGCCCGAAGATCCAAACCGCCCTGAACTGGGTGAAGACGCAGGCGGGCAAGCC